CAAAGTTAGTGTCAAGATGGTTTTGTAATGTGTTATGAAGGAGGGCTACTCGAAAAAAGCGCCTAGACCTTCAAGTTTCACAGTTGATTCCACACCAGTATTGGGATTTTTCACTTCAACTTCATGCTCTAGTCTAGGCATATCACTGAAGAATTCTTGCAGTTTCATGAATTGATCACTCTTGAGACCTTCCAGAAACTCTACAACTTCCTTCTTGGTGTAGTTCTTTACATCATAAATTTCATCACCTTGAACAATCTGTTGGATGCAAGATCCTGCAAGATCAAACACAGTATCAATACCAACATCTTCGCCAGTAAAGTTGATCTTCACAAACGTATCTAAAGAAGGATAACTCATAACGAGATAGGTATCATCATCTAGTTCAATTTCATTTTTATGATTTTCTGGCCAAACAATCTCAATGTCTTCAAGGTTGATTTGAATTTGGACTTGAGATTCATTATCATCTGGACATGTAACCATAACTTTGGATACTTCCCCAACAGACTTTGAACGAATCTTCAAGAAGATATATTCAATATCGAAGGTTGCCAGAGAATCGACTCTCGACTTAAGATTAGTACAATTTTTAATGATAGTTTTAACTGCACTAATCATCTCCTTTTCACCACCAAGTTCCATGGCAGTTAGGAGAAGTTTCTCTTCCTTAACAAGGAAGGGTCTGTACTTGATCGTTTCCTTTGAAGAAGGAATTTTCAGTTCATACTCAGAAACTACTAGTTTTGGTAAAGGCATAATGACTCCATAAAACAGGGTTCAGTCTTAGTTATTTAGGGGGTAATTATAGTTGTTCCTCCTTGGGAGGTAGCAATAACAGTAGCAGCAGTTCCTGTATTCGGATTTGCTGAGTTTTGACCTTGAGCATTCTGAATATCCTTCGATGTATCAACACCAAGATCAACGGCAACATTAATACTAGGAATATTCTGCTCATTGGTGGAAGGGTAATAAAAACGATACCTTTCAAAGTAAAAAGATACGTCCATTGTCAACAATCCGTTAGGTTGAGCATTAAGATTAATATTACTAATGTTAAACGGATATGCATTCTTCAGTGTCCACGCACCAGAAAGACGATTCCATTTAGGTGAAGTTTTATAATATCTGTCTACTTCTTGTCTTTGTAGTTTGGATAGATTACCGTAGGAGTTGTTTGGGGGAACAGGATTAACACCACCTCTCTCATACTTAAAAATATCAAGATGACTACAAACATAATCATCATAAAATGCAACCTTCTGTGTCGCATCATTTGCAGTATAGTTCATCCATCTTTCAAATAGCATTCTGGTAAACATGCTTCTAGGAAGAATGAATTGGATACTGATCTCGCTAAAACTAGTACCAGTAGCATAACGATACATTGCACCAACTTGTTTTGCTTCACCAGTCGTAATCTGCCTGCTTGGAACAGTTACGTCTGTAGCATAATACGTTAGTAGTCTTGCTTGGTCATTTCCAGGTCCACCATTATAAGTATTGTTATTAAATGCATTTGCCCCATATTTCCACTGGGTTAGGATCTTCGGAACGCTTCTAAATCTAACCCAATATAAATTAGCAGCTGCTGGAACCTGACGTTGCACCAGCGACATAAATCCCTGATAACTGTTTGCGCCTGATAAGTCAGTCGATGAGAAGGAAACTGGTGCCATGAGTTATAAATAACTTATAGGTTGGTACTAAATATATTTATGGCGTATAGTGGCAGGTATTCTCCCAAAGATACTACCAAGTACAAAGGAGACCCTAAGAACATTATTTATAGGTCATCCTGGGAACTAAAATTTATGATCTATTGTGATAAAAACCCCGCAATTCTTGAGTGGGGTAGTGAAGAGATCTTTATTCCTTATATATCTCCCATTGATGGTAAACGCCACAAATACTATCCAGACTTTTACATTAAAGTAAGAGATAAAACTGGAAAGGTCAAAAAATACCTGGTTGAGGTAAAACCCGCATACCAAGTTAAAGGTCCAAAAATCCAAAAAAGAAAGACCAAAAAATACATTACTGAGGTCACGACCTACGCAGTGAATCAAGCAAAATGGACGGCAGCAAAAGAATTCTGTGCTGATCATATGTGGGAATTTATTATACTGACTGAACACGAACTAAAGGTATAAAATGGCAAAATCAAAAACCTACATTTATCCCAGAACTGCACCTAACACTTCTTCTAGAGCAGATGGTCTTGGTAGTGCGTTCAATACAGGTGCAGAATTTCCAACCGATAGTATTGATTATATTAAATTTACTGAATTTGAGGTCGATTACAGCGGTGGTGGAGGTCTTGCTTCTACTGGATCTAAGGTAAAGCAGTCAAATTTAGATTCTACATACCTTTATATACCACAAAATCTAAGCACCGCATATGGAGCAAACTACAATCCTGTTGCACTAGGTGTCTTGGGTGTTGAAGCAGCAAAGGCATTAGGTAGCACTAGTGCTACAGAAATTGCAGCATCACTTCAAAATGCTGCACAGTCTGCAACCCCAGAGGCACTGTTTGGTACGATCGCATCAGGTATCAATGCTGCTAACGGTATCATTGGTATTTCTGGTTCTGCTAGTGCTAACTCTATTTCTGCTGTGGGTCAAGGATTGGTATTCAACCCATTCCAAGAACAAGTGTTTGAAGGTGTCTCATTTAGAGAGCATAATTTCTCATTCAAACTGATAGCAAGAAATACGACTGAAGCAAATGATATTATTGGAATTGTAAAATTCTTCAAAAAAGGTATGCTACCTTCTTATGATAGTGGTCCATCTTCAGGTGCAGGTGCTCTTGGAGGTGGGCAGGGTGCTCAAGCAGCAAATTCACCAGGATCAGGAACAACTGGATCAGCAAGATACCTAAAAGTTCCAAATAGATTTATGATTGAATTTAAGAGACTGAATGATATTAATTCGAGTGCCAACAACAACGGTATTCGTGTTTCTTCAAGTTCTATTGCTGAGATACCAGGACTATACAAGTTCAAACCTTGTGTTTTAACCTCTGTTAACGTTTCATATACTCCTGATGGACAATATGTAAACACAGACGCGGGCGCTGTTCCTGCACTAACTCTAGATTTGAGATTTGCGGAAATCTCTATTGTGACCAGAGAAGACATCGACCAAGGGTACTAATATGTCAGAATTCTTTTCATCTATTCCAAATATCTACGTTGCGGATCCAAGTAAGGAAACTGTTCCAACAAATTATGTTGCCATTAAAAACCTTTTCAGAAGAGCAAAGGTTGTTCCTAACTATTTTGAGGATGCAACATTTTTTGAAAAGTATAGCATTCCTCAGGATGAAAAACCTTATCATGTAGCACATAATATCTATGGCAGTGCAAAATATGAATGGGTCATTTTGATCATGAATGACATTACCAATGTGTACACACAATGGCCATTAACTAACTATGAACTAGAATCTAAAGTCAGAGACCTATATGGTACTGCAGCAAACGAAACAAGATATTGGAGAACTATTCAACATAAGAACCCAGAAGGAAAAATTATTATAGAAGGTGGTTTGATCGTACCTCCAAATTACGTTCCTAAGGTGCCTGCTGGAACTCCGCTGCCACCACCCAATATGTACAAAGAACCTGTTTCTAACTACATTTACGAATTGGAGTTAAACGAGTCAAAACGTGATATTTACCTAATTTACCCTGCACTGGTTCCTAGATTTATTACCGAATATCAGAGAATTATGCAATACTACAGTTCTGAGGATCTTGTCCAAGACGAACTACAAGTTGGTATTAAAAATGATAACCTACAGATCAAAGTATCGGGTAGCGAATCTGCAGCGATTAGAAGTAGATTGATCGATTTCTAATTTCTTTAACATTTCTTAACATTTGGTTTTTGACAAAAAAATGGCGCGGTTTTGAAACGCGCCATTTGCTATTTAAGGGTCGATTTAGTTAGGGGGGGGGTCATTCGTAATCGCTGACGTACCTCTCACATTTATCGACGTTCTTCTTGCAGAAGTTTCTCACATAAGAATCTGCATCCACTTCCATCGTATAGTGTGCATGATTGTGCATCACACCCACCAAGATTACAAATCCAAGCAATAGTCCATTGAATACAGTTGCTGGATGCAGTAGACCTTTAAGGATGAA